TTTTTATGATTCATCAGCACACTTTGATGGTGTTATTGATTATCCAGATAATTTTGACATGACTGATACTTACACAGAATTAGATTTCTTGATGAAAGCATCAGCGGCACCTGTTTCAAGTTCAGCATATCAAACTGAAATTTCTAAACAGATTGCTAGACTAGTGATTGAAGATGAAGAACAAATGGATGCCATAATCACCGAAATTGAGAATGGTTCACAAGCACCAGAATTTGGAACAAACTTAGATGTCGGAACAACAACACAACAAGATTCTTAATGACGTAATGGATAGATTCGATGAAATGTTCGAATCTAGTTCAAAGGTCTTAGAAAACAGAATTGCAGAACGCATCTTATCAACCAAAACAGTTGACGAATTGTTAGAGTTGAGAGTGGCTATAGATGAAGACTTCCGGGCTTTGATTTATCCCAAAATCAAAGACTTTATGCCAGAACTAGATGCAGTTGCACGTGACACGATTGCCAATACTCCACAAGACGTATCCCCCCAGGACAATCGTGTTGCGGCTGAATTAAAAGCACAATCATATCAACGTTTAGAAGAATCAGTCAATACAGCAAAAGCAAAAATTAATTCAGAGATTGTCGTTGGTGCTTTAGGTGGTTATGCTCTTGCCACAACAGCACAAAATGCCAGACATGCGGTTAACGGCTTTTTCATTACAGTTGATAACGTAGAGATTACAAGATTACAAAACAAAATAAAGAAACTTCGTTTAGCAGAAGGACAAGCAACAGATGAAATAAATCGTTTGATGGGTCAATTAAGAAACAAGTTTCAAAACGTATCAGTAGGAGGCGGGATGTATCAAACCGTTTCAGCAGAAGCACATGATATGGTAATGGATTTCGATGGTGTATTTACAGTGCATCGTGCCAGACAAGCAGGCTTAAAACGTTTCAAGTATTCAGGAACTATCATAGATAACACCAGAGATTTCTGCATCAGACATGCAGGTAAAACATTTACAGAAGAACAAATAAGGCGAATATGGTCAAGTGAAAGTTGGTCAGGCAAACGTGCAGGAGACCCATTCGTTGTTCGTGGCGGTGAACGTTGCAGACATTTCTTTATACCAGTGGAGGATTAAAATGCCATATCATTCAAAACCAAAAAAAGAAAAAAAGAAAAAAAAGAAAACTAAAAAGAATAAAAAAAAGAGTTACTAATCTAAAAGGAGTTGATTAGTAACTCTATAAAAGTTATCTTAGGCAGGACAAGCCGATAACTTTTTATCTAGACAACCTGGGTGTAACAGGGTTAATGTTGTCTAAATTCTTTTTTAAATTACGCTACCTTCTCTTGTTGTTCTGTGTATTCCCAATAATCAATACACTTGTTCCAGTCACCATTGTTGATTCTGTGGTTCATTTGAATTTTGCTATACTGATCCATGTGACCACATGTTTCATCATCAATTTCATAAGTAAGATCCATCAATGCGGCATATACTTTATTGATAAGTTTTTGTGTGCCATATTTTTCACTGACCAAGTATCTCAAACCCATATCAGCCTCACCCATTGATATTATCTTTTCTTCACCTTGAAATTGAACACCATCAACCATAACAACCTGTTTTGGCATAATTTTTGCTTTTGCTAATTTGGCAAGTGCCACTGCACAATCTGTTGTGCCACCAAGCCCTCTAAAGAAAACACTGATATCAACAGTATCAACTTTACCATTCATACTGCGACCAACTTCCCATTCATGTCCCAATTCATATTTGTTCATTTTATTACTCCTTTAGTTGTCATTATGTATATACTATAACACGATTCGCTATTTTGTCAAGTTTTCGAACATCATTTCCATAACAATCGAATCTTCAACTGCTTTACCGTCTTCATACAGATTGTTTTCTTCACGATAAGCAACAATCATATTTTGCAATACGTTATCTGCGGCAGTTTCGTGCAATTCACCTGCGTTAATCTTTTGGTTAATTGCTACCCACTCCTTGTAAAGCACTTTACTCATTACGCTGTCTCCTCTTTATCCCAATCTTTTCTAAAATACTTTTCCATAATTGGAGTAAGTTCTCTGTTTAGTTCTTGTAGTGGTTCAATAAACTTTGACAATTCTGTTGGATAAGCAGAGTTGCTCTGGCGTTGAGCATTATGCAGTGTTTGTCGCAACGATAATTCAAAGTCTTCAAGTTGCTGTTTTTTAGTATACTTACTCATCACGCTGTCTCCTCTACAAAATCCCAATCTGGTGTTTGCATCCACGCCCAAGTTGTTCTAGCGTAATACTTGTCTGTTAAGTATTCATTGAGTTGTTTCCACAGTTCTTTTTCAGTGTTCCGTATTGTCGCCATCAGTTCATTCATTTCATTTAATCCTTTGTGGTCTTTGTATTTTATATCAAGACGGTATTTTAAAGTTTCATCTGAATAGTCACACATTATTCCACACATACGCATCCATTGATTCATAGTTTCAAAATTTTCTGCTTTTACTTCAACAATTCTTGCAACATTACTCATTCCTCCTGTTGCACTCATATCACCGCCAACGGCAACCATTTGATACGTGTCACGATTATGCACCACCATGATATCTGGGTCTGATTCTGGTTCCAAAATATTTTTCATATCTTGCTTGATTGCTTTGTTAATTTTCTTGATAGACATTTTCATCTCCTAAAGTTTGATTATGTATATACTATAACACGATTCGCTATTTTGTCAAGTTTTTACACTTCTTCGTTAAAAGTTTTCATCAGATATGTTGCTTGAGCCATATGCATATCAACTGAAAGTTCATAGTCGTTTACAGGCTGACAACAATAGATTTTCTCTGGATCCCAACCTGCATATTGGTCGACCCAATTCTTTTTATTGCCTTTTACAATACTAACACCGTAAGTATTTACGGTAACTGTGCCATTAATCTCATTTGCAATGCGATGTGCAGTTTCTTTGATACGTTGTTCAGTTTGTTCTAAATTCATCGTTATCTCCTATTTTTTGATTATGTAAACATTATAACACTGATTCGTTATTTGTCAAGTTTTTACTCTAACAGCCAATCTGGTAATGCAGATATCTCAGTAGAATCTAAAATTGTATATTTTTCTTTAGTGTATCTATTAGTCCATGTAAAAGGGACTCCATCCCAAGAAATATCAACTCGTCCGGTTGTAGGTTTTGCTTGTTGTTTTTTAGCAAATTTGATAGCATCACCATATCTAGTAAACTGTCTACCCTTGCCATTTGGGTGCCATGCATTATCCCAATATACAATCCATTTACTCATTACGCTGTCTCCCTAAATAAATCTAACATTTTTTCAATATTGGATTCTGACACTTCTTTACCTTCTTTTTCAAGAGCATCAATAATCATTGGCACTAAAAACTCTCTGGTCATTACCAATTCACTATTTTTTGTGTCTATTACACAGCCTGGTTTTACATATTGTAAAGTCATAATAGTTCTCCTTTGTTTTGACTATGATTACATAATAACATGATTCGTGAATCTGTCAAGTTTTTAGCCATAAAAAAACCCTGCCATACACTCGTATAGCAGGGCAATCGATTTTTAAGAGAACTAAAAATGCGAACATGTTTAGTTATAGTTATTTATGCTGTAAGTTTTTAGTTATATACAGAATGCCAATTATTGATAATCTGCATAGTAGCAGGACTTGAAAGCACATCTACTAAACAGAATTCAATTTCTCCTCGCATTTCATAGCACCAATTTACCAAATTTACCAAAGTTTCTTCGTTTATAGTTTCATAAGTCATTTGTGTTCTCCTTTTTGCTTAACACATCATCTGTATAATGATGATTCGTGTGATTGTCAAGTTTTTTATCGTTTTCACAAAAAGCATAAATACATTTATAATAACACTCGTTTCGGCGAGGCAACACTCTATGGAGGCAAAAATGACTGACGAGACTCAGGTAAATGATGTAACGGAGACATCAGAAAATATTAATTCTCTGGATAGTAACGAAAATCGTGGTTTTTCACAGGATGAGGTTAATCGCATAGTAGCAGACAGAGTAGCAAGAGAACGTAAAAAATTTGACAGCTTCGATGTTGATGAATACAAGCAATTAAAAACAGCCGATGAAAATCGCAAACTTGAAGAACAGAAACAACGTGGTGAGTTTGAAGAAATTCTAAAAGAACAAGCGACTAAATTTAATAATCGTATTCATGAATTAGAAACAACTCTTAAACGAGAAAAGGTTGATGGTGCTTTACTATCGACAGCATCACAATTAAAATCTGTTGCTCCAAGCCAAGTTGCAGACCTGCTTAAGGATCGAGTTCGTTTGAACGAACAAGGTGAAGCAGAAGTTCTTGATGATACAGGCAAAACTGCTTATAAAGATGATGGTTCAGCTTTCGCAGTTCAAGATTTGGTAAAAGATTTTCTTACTACGAACCCACACTTTGCGGCACCAAGTGCATCAGGCACAGGAAGTGAAAGTAAAGTTGGAGGCGGAAAGAGTTCAACAGAACTCGACATTACTAGTTTGGATATGAATAATCCAAAGGACAGGGCGAAATATGCTGAATGGAAAGCAAAACGCTCTTAAGTATAACGCCAAGTAAAGGAGAATTAACATGGCAACTACAGCAACAACTTTAGCAGAACTGCATAATAATATTATCGCAGAAGCACAATATACGGCGCAAGAAAATTCAATCATGCGTCCACTAGTAAACATGTATCCGGTAGCAAACGCTGTTGGAAACGTGGTTCAGGTTCCAAAATTTGGAATTATGACAGTAGAAACAGGCACAGCAGGTTCAGACCTGACAGGTGATGACTTAGAAACTAACGCTAGTCCGGTAACAATCGAGATGGCAGAAACAGCAATCATGACATTACTTTCAGATGACGCTGTTGAAACTATGCCAAACTATAATTTGGCACAAGAAGCTGGTAAAATTATCGGTATGCAAATGGCTCAAAAATTTGATACAGACGCAATGGCAAAGTTTTCAGAATTTAAAGGCGCAAACGATATCGGTGCATCAGGTTCAGAAGTTGAACTAACAGCAGACCGTTTATTCCAAGCGGCGGCAATTCTAAGAACAGAACTAGCATCAGGCAACATGGTTGGTGTATTCCATCCAAAAGCAACTTATAACTTGAAAAAGCAACTTGCATCAGCAGGCGCTACAAACTTAGGTTCGCTATCAGATGTTGGTAATGCGGCATTGTCTGGAGGTCTGGTCGGATCAGTGGCTGGAATCACTATCTTCGAATCAACTCTAGCAACAGTAGGCGGTGTATTCACACTTGACGCACTAGGTGGTGCAATGAAGCGTGATGTTCGTCTAGAAACAGAAAGAGATGCTTCAAAAAGAGCTACCGAAATCGTA